TAAAACTACAGAATGAAATAGCAGATGACGAAGGTATAAAGTACGAAATATATAGATGTTCAGAAGGATATCCTACAGGGGGTATTGGACATCTAATTACAGAATGGGATGAACCATATTACGGTATGCCGATAGGCTCAAAGATTCCACACGAGCAAGTGGATGAATGGTTTGCGAAAGACATAGAAACAACTATAAAAGATTGTAACCTATTGTTTTCGCAATTTGATAATCTACCTGAAGAAATACAAAGAGTATTAGCCAATATGTGTTTCCAACTTGGTAGACCTAGACTGTCTAAATTTAAGAACATGATTGCTGCAGTAGAAGATTGTGATTGGCATAAAATGGCAGACGAGATGGAAGACTCTCGTTGGTATAAACAAACTCCTAATCGAGCAAAAAGATTAATAGCACGTGTTGATAGACAGCACTACAGAGAGAACCCACCAGTATGAGTAGAGAACTAACTGAAAGACAACAAAAGTTTTTATCTGTTTTATTTGATGAAGCAGGTGGAGATGTGGTAACTGCTAAAAAGTTAGCAGGATATTCCGATAAGTCAAATACATCTGAAGTTGTAAAATCTATGAAAGATGAAATCATGGAAGCTACACAGTTGTTTATGAGTAGAAATGCACCTAAAGCTGCAATGGCTATGGTAGGTGGTTTAAATGACCCTACTGAGTTAGGCATTAGAGATAAGATGGCAGCAGCTAAAGAATTACTAGACAGAACAGGTTTAGTTAAGACTGAGAAAATGCAAGTAGAAGCAACAGGTGGAGTTGTTCTTATGCCACCTAAACAAGTACAACAGGAAGATGATGACAGCTAGGTCTATAGGCAAATGGAAATTACCACAGCCAACAGATTTAAAAGATGAAACAGAATGGATACAGATACCTCGTATAGCTAGGACTATTCCATTCGGATATAAATTAAATGAAGATGATTCTTATTTATTAGACCCTATACCTGACGAGCTAGATAAATTAGAAATGGCTCGTAAATATGTGAATCAGTATTCTTATCGTGAAGTAGCTAATTGGCTAACTAAACAAACTGATAGATATATTTCACACGTAGGTTTAAGAAAAAGATTGGATAATGAGCAACACCGTAAAAACAAAGCTAGAAGCTTACGCAAGTGGGCAGAGTATGCAGAAAAGGCAATCACCAAAGCGAAGGAAATCGAAGAAGCAAGAACAGGTGCAAGCCAGAAAAAAGAAGCAACAAGTAACAACTCCTAGCATACAAGTAGAAGAAAAAATTGAATCATTAGAAGAATCACACAATGTGATATTCAAACCTAACGAAGGACCTCAGACAGAGTTTCTTGCAGCAGGTGAAAGAGAAGTATTATATGGTGGTTCAGCAGGTGGTGGTAAATCATATGCTATGTTAGCAGACCCTTTACGTTATATGGGTCATCCACAGTTTAGTGGATTATTATTAAGACACACAACTGAAGAGTTGAGAGAACTTATATTTAAATCTCAAGAGATATATCCTAAAGTATATCCGGGAATTAAATGGTCAGAAAGAAAGATGCAATGGGTTGCACCATCAGGTGCAAGGTTATGGATGTCATATCTAGACCGAGATGAAGATGTATTACGTTATCAAGGTTTGGCATTTAGTTGGATAGGTTTTGATGAATTAACACAATGGTCTACTCCGTATGCTTGGAATTACATGAGGTCACGACTTCGTTCTACTGCACCTGACTTGCCTATTTATATGAGGGCAACAACTAACCCGGGTGGAAGGGGTCATCACTGGGTAAAGAAAATGTTTATTGACCCTGCACCTTTTGGAAAAGCATACGATGCAACAGACATTGAAACAGGAGAAGTGCTCAAGTATCCGGCAGGACATGCGAAGGCTGGAAGAGCATTATTTAAGAGGAGATTTATCCCTGCACGATTATCAGACAATCCTTACCTTGCAGAGCAGGGGGATTACGAAGCCATGCTCTTATCATTACCTGAACAGCAACGAAGGCAATTATTGGATGGCGATTGGGATATTAAGGAAGGTGCTGCTTTTACTGAGTTTGATAGGAGTATTCACACTATTGAACCTTTTCGGATACCTAGTAATTGGGTTAAGTTTAGAGCTTGTGATTATGGGTATGGTTCTTTTAGTGGTGTTCTTTGGTTTGCTGTATCACCATCTGAACAAATTATTGTATACAGAGAGTTGTATGTTAGCAAAGTCCTTGCCACAGATTTGGCAGATATGATATTAGATGCAGAGTCTGGCGACGGAAATATTAAGTATGGGGTCTTGGATAGCTCTCTTTGGCACAAGCGTGGCGATACTGGTCCTTCTTTGGCTGAACAGATGATTATGAAGGGTTGTCGTTGGAGACCTTCAGACAGAAGTAAAGGTAGCCGTGTATCAGGTAAAAATGAAATACATAGAAGATTGCAGATAGATGAGTATACAGAAGAACCTCGATTAGTTTTCTTTAATACATGTACAAATATAACAGCACAACTACCTGCATTACCTATTGACAAAAAGAATCCAGAGGATATAGATACTCACTCAGAAGACCACTTGTACGATGCATTAAGATATGGTATAATGTCAAGACCAAGATTTAGTATATTTGACTATGACCCTATGGGTGCACCTACAAGAAGCATGCCAATGGCAGATGCAACATTTGGATATTAAGGATATAAAATATGGCTGAAGAAGAAATTATGATTGAAGACCAAGCAATAGCATTGGAAGACACAGAAGATAGTGTAGTTGATGATGCTCAAGTAAATAGTATGGTAGACTTCGTATCAGAAAAATATCAGAGAGCAGAAGATTATAGAAACAATGATGAAGAAAGATGGTTAAGAGCTTATAGAAACTATAGAGGTTTATATGGTTCTGATGTTCAATTTACTGAAGCTGAAAAATCTAGAGTGTTTATTAAAGTCACTAAGACTAAAACATTAGCTGCCTATGGTCAGATTGTTGATGTGTTATTTGCAGGAACAAGATTTCCTATTAGCATTGAACCTACTATGTTACCTGAAGGTGTTGCAAAGGATGTAAGCTTTGACCCTAAAGAACCAGAACAGCTTAGAGATGAACCTGCCCTAGAAAGCCCATATGGTTTTACTGGTGATGGAAGAGATTTACCTGCAGGTGCTACTGCCCAAACACTACAAGATAAGCTAGGACCTCTTGAGAACAAGTTACAAGACATAGACAGTTTAAGAGAAGGTGCAGGTAAAACACCTACATCAGTTACTTTTAGTCCTGCTATGGTAGCTGCTAAACAAATGCAAAAGAAAATACAAGACCAATTAGAAGAGTCTAGTGCATCTAAACATTTAAGAAGTACAGCTTTTGAGATGGCACTTTTCGGTACAGGCGTAATGAAAGGACCTTTTGCAACAGATAAAGAATATCCTAATTGGGATGAGAATGGTGAATATAATCCTGTATTTAAAACTGTTCCCCAATTAAACCACGTATCTGTATGGAACTTTTTTCCTGACCCTGATGCTAATAACATGGATGAAGCACAGTATGTAATTGAAAGACATAAGATGTCTCGTACTCAATTAAGAGCATTAAAGAAGAGACCTTTCTTTCGTGGTGCAGTTATAGATGAAGTTATATCAGTAGGTGAGAATTATGTAAGAAAATATTGGGAAGATGATTTAGCTGATTATTCTCCTGATAATGGCATAGATAGATTTGAAGTACTAGAATATTGGGGTATGTGTGATACTGAACTATTAATAGAAAATGATATTGATATACCGAAAGAGCTACAAGAATTTGATGAGCTTCAAACAAATATATGGATATGTAATGGTAAATTGTTACGTATGGTTCTTAATCCATTTAAACCAGCAAAGATACCTTATATGGCTGCACCATATGAACTAAACCCATATTCTTTCTTTGGTGTGGGTATAGCTGAAAACATGGATGACACACAGACATTAATGAATGGTTTTATGAGAATGTCTGTAGATAATGCTGTATTATCAGGTAATTTACTTATAGAAGTAGATGAAACAAACTTAGTTCCGGGACAAGACTTATCTGTGTATCCGGGTAAAGTATTTAGAAGACAAGGTGGTGCACCGGGTCAAGCTATCTTCGGTACAAAGTTTCCAAATGTTTCACAGGAAAACTTACAATTATTTGATAAGGCTAGACAGCTTGCAGATGAAAGTACAGGCTTACCATCATTTGCTCATGGACAAACAGGTGTAACAGGTGTAGGTAGAACTGCATCAGGTATATCAATGTTAATGAATGCTGCAAGTGGTAGTATTAAAACAGTTATTAAGAACGTAGACGATTATTTACTTAAACCATTAGGTGAAGGTTTCTTTAGATTTAATATGCAGTTTGATTTTGATAGCAGTATCAAAGGAGACTTAGAAGTTAAAGCACGTGGAACTGAAAGCTTAATGGCTAACGAAGTAAGGTCACAAAGATTGATGCAATTCTTACAGGTTGCAAGCAGTCAACCTCTTGCACCTTTTGCTAAGTTTCAATATATTATCAGAGAGATTGCAACCTCTATGGGTCTTGACCCTGATAAGGTTACAAATAATATGGATGAAGCTGCCGTACAAGCAGAGCTTATGAAAGGCATGCAAGCAGAACAACCTCAACAACCCCCAGCAGGAGCTAACCCATTAGACCCTACAGGAGCAGGTGGTGGTACAATAGGTACAGGAATAGCACCAACTCCGGGAGAACAAGGATTTACAGGAACACCTCAGAATGGACAGCAACAACAACAACAAGCAAATACTCAGCCAACTGAAACCGTTGGTGAACAACCCCAAGCTACTGAACAGCTTCAATGATTATATTGATTCACAGATAATGAATCAACATAAAGTATTAGAACAGGCAGATAATACTGTAATGATGCATAGAGCACAAGGAGCAGTAGCTATATTAAACAGACTTAAACTACTAAGGGATGAAGTGAATGGAATCTAAACAATTACCGAAACAAATGGAACTATTTGAGGATGGTGGTCTCAAAGATGAAGGTGGCATGATTGATGAAGTATCAGGCAATGATGTACCTACAGGTTCTACACGAGAAGAAGTAAGAGATGACATCCCTGCACAATTAAGTGAAGGAGAGTTTGTATTACCTGCTGATGTTGTTAGATATCATGGCTTAGAAAAAATAATGGCATTACGTGATGAAGCTAAACAAGGCTTACAAAAAATGGAAGCTATGGGTCAGATGGGTAATAGCGAAGAAGCTACTTTACCTGATGATGTTCCATTTGACATGGATGACCTAGATATGGAAGATGAAGAAGAGCCACAGGAAATGGAAATGGCTGAAGGTGGTTATGTAATGGTAGCAGGTAAACCCATGCCTGTACCTGTAGTTGGTGGTAAACCTTTGAATATGCAAGTAGGTGGCTTTACTAGTCCTACAGGAACATATCAAGTACCTACTAATATTGCTACACAACCTTCTTACTTTCAAAACTATCAACAATCAACTGCACCATTTCAACCTTTTGTGCCACCGCAGCAACAGGTAAAGCAACCTGTAGTAGGTTTACAACAACCACAACAACAGACTTATCCTTCTTTTGCTACATTAATGCCTACAGTAGGAGGTAAGAGAGAAACAATAGAATACAGAAATGAAGCAGGGCAAAAATTATTTATTCCATTTGTAGATGGAAAACCTATTTATCCTATACCTGAAGGATATACTAAATATAAAGAAGAAGAAGAAAAACCTATAGTTGAAGATAAATCTGTAATACCTACAACTACACAGGTAAGAACTGATGAAAATGATTCTGGTGTTTTGTCAACTACCACTCAAGTTAGAGGAATAGATAATTCTTTAATAGATACTAATTTTTCTAAACAATCTCCTGAAAAAATTAAAGAGAGTTTTGGTAAGATGAAGGAAGAACAAAGGGGGTTAGCCGTATTAAATGCTATTGATTCAGCTAAAGGCTCTAGTACCTTTGCTAGAAACTTAGCGAGTGGTATGCTAGGAGTAGCAGGTGGTCCACTTGGAATGGTTGCAGGTGCTTATGACGCAGGTAGTAGAATGATGGGTGGTCAAGGTTTAGGTTTAGGACAGCCACAAACGGATGCATTTAACAATATAATAAGTACGTTTGAACAACAATATGAAGGTATGTCTAGTGAAGAAAGAGACCAAGACCAATATTCAAATTTAGATTCTTTATCTCAGGCTGTGTATGGTCTTAATTATGAAGATGCTACTGCGAAATTAGGAGTAGCACCTACCTTTAAAAAAGGTTTTAAGCCGGGAGAAATAGACCCAAGAACAGGTGGTACATATGATAAGTATGGTCAGTCTACTACAGATGAAGGTGGTGTATCTTATAGTAGTTTTGCAGATGCTGGAAGAAGTTTTTCTGCGATGGCAGCTTCAGGTTTTATGGGAGGTGCAAAGGATGCAGAAAGAGTAGCTAATAAAACAACTGCTAGTGCTAAAGATAGAGCAAGAGCACAAGCTTATTTAGATGCTTTAGCTAAAGAAGAAAAAACAACAGGTCTTATTGCAGATAAAAAAGCT